GAGGGTGAATAATGTACGACTTAAATAAATTACCGCAAAGAGATTGGAATAAAACGCTAGAACATACGGAGGAATATCGAGGTAAGATATTACGAATCTATTCCGTAGCACCACAAGCGCATCTAATCGGAGTGACTCAGCCCGTAGGAATGCTAGAAGGATATTCTGCGGACGCCATTCTCGTTAAGGCTTTCGAAAAGAACTATAAAACTCCGTCAAAGCCTGGCGTAGTTGAGAAGTATGGCTTCGAGCAAATGCACGGAGAGCCACTTGAATTAGTATCGTTCGTCTACGAGTTTATTTATGATCGCGCTACTGAAGCGGAGATGAACCGTTATCGTCATAATTCAAAAAACTACGAATCTAGTCGTTATGTTAATTTCTTTAATCACGGATTAACCATCGTATTTCCTGACGATTGTGTGACCGATGAGCAGAAACGAGAGCATATCGAACTGGACGTATTACACGATTTCAAGCGATATACGGATGTCATTCTCGACAATAGAGCGAAAAAACAAGCGGCGCGCAGACGTCTTGGAACGTATCAAGCGGTTGAATCTGCATTCGCTATAAATCTACGATCATTATGGCATATGGCACGACAACGTTCCGCAGAATTATCGCCAAACGGAAAAGAAGCGGAGCCACAAATCGGAGACGTTATGACGCAAGCAGTTTACGCAATCAAGCCGTATTTACCAAGATTCTACGATACTCTAATCGCACAAATCGGAAAAGGGTACAGATAAGCAAGGAGGTTTTATTATCGGATTAGCTACGATTCTTATAACTACGAAACTACTAACGGCAGGCGGAGCGCTTGACATTAATCTAGTTGGCGCCCTACATCCGCAAGTCGATACTAAGCCGAGGATATTTAAAGTCGCAGAGAGTCCGGCTAGAACTTCGGAAAGCAAGGCGCAGCCCGTTAGCGAAACTTACGAAGTTACCGCGTATACCTCCGGCTACGAGTCGACGGGCAAACGTCCTGGCGATGAAGGTTACGGAATTACTACGAGCGGCAATCGAGTTAAGGAAGGATTAACGGTGAGTTGTCCGCAGGAGTTAGCGTTAGGTACCGTTATTGATATCGAAGGCGTTGGCGAAAGGCGCTGCGATGATCGTGGCGGAGCAATTAAAGGGAAGCGGTTGGATTTGTATATCGCGGACTTGGATAGGGCGTTGGAGTTCGGAAGGCGTACGCTGAAGGTTCGGATTATAAAAACGAAGGAGGAATAGTAATGGATAATTTCAGAGCATTTGCGTTAGGTGAAGCGAATAGAGGGAAAGAAATGAAAGTGTTCGATTGGGATAAAGCAGCGACTTTAATCAAGGAGAAAGACGCGAAGTTCGCTTCGGCAGGTCTAAGCGGAGATTGGGAATATACAGGCGGACTTATTCTCGAAGACGGAAGTCCTAATTTCGATGACTATACGTTCTTAGCGTCAACATGGGCGACACCTGAGCTTGTAATTGACGGTGAGTTTATCGATTGCTACGTAATGGAAAGTCAGACGGAGTGGGATAGCGGAACTAAATGGCCACAATCGGCGCTAGATATTCTTCACGGCTCCGAAAAGGAGGCGGACGCGAATGAGTAAAGCGCAACCTGGCGACTTAATCCTCGTCACTAACGCGATGTTTCCAAACGGAAACAAGTACGAAGATGGCGATACTTTGACCGTAATCTCATCCGAGGACGCTACCGTTACAACGGAAAAAGGGCGCTTATTTAACGAAGAGTTCGAGGTAGTTAATTCCGATAGATTAATCGATATTATCTCGAATTTAGCCCGCCGAGTCTCATCGCTAGAAGACCAACTTCGTATGACGCAAGGCAACGTCGAAACTCTAGCGCAAGAGAATGCGAATTTGTCCGCTAAACTTAACGAAACTAGCGAACTTACCGAAATGGCGTTATCGGATATTGTATTTCTTGACGAGCGAACAATGGCGCATAACTTTTCGGTCAACTTGCGAATTGATCGCGAGCAAGATATCGATAAGCTAGCGGAAGCATTTACGAAGTTAGTTACGAAGGGAGACGGTGTTATATGACGCAAGAACAAAGAATCGCAGAGCTTTGCGACGAACTAAAGTCGCTGCTTATCCGCAAGAATCGCGACTATGACGATAGCTTTTCGAAGCAGTTCGCCAAGTATGGCGTTCTTTCCGGACTTATCCGCCTAGACGACAAGATGAGTCGCCTAGAAAACCTCGTAAACGGCGCGAAGGATACAGTAGGTGAAAGCGTTGAGGATACGTTGCTCGATGCGGCAGGGTACGCGGTGCTTACGTTGGTTGAGTTGCGCAAAACAAAAGCGGAGTAAAATAGGCAATTACTCCGCAATTATAAACCGCCATCAGGCGCATCATATCCGTCTAATTGAAACAAATACGTACCACTTGGATATTTTTTATCGGTCTGCATTCGTCCGACAAATCCGTAACGTAACGGCAAAGTATTGACGGCAATGTCAGTCTTCGGAAGAAACGGACGGGCGGATGCGTACGACCTCTTATCGAATTTAAACGGCTTTACATTAGCGGGCGAGTTAACGTCAACTTTTCCGATAATGAGACGTTTATTAATCGGATCATAGCCGACGAAAAGCTCGAAAGCCTCTTCGTTTTTGAATCCGAAAAGTTTGCGCGCTTTGGAGCTGACGTATAAGCGCAGTTGTTTATCTATCGTTATATAAGCGTCATGTGACGCAGAATCGTTCGAAATCCATTCGAAATTATTTGTTTTCGCCATAAAAACAGCTCCTCTTAGCGTTACTTTAACGTTATTATACGCTATTACGCGAAATTGTGACAATAGGACGAGGGATGACGGCGGTTAAAAGTTTTCGGGAGAAATTAGCGAATTAACAAGAAATTAACGGAAGGTGGTCGAAATTTGGAAGCATTCTTAAACAAGATTCACAATTTTGACTGTGTGAACGGTATGAATCAATTACCTGACGGATCCGTAGATTTAACAGTAACTTCTCCGCCATATGATGATCTTCGTAAATATAACGGATATTCATTCAATTTCGAAAAAGTTGCTAAAGAATTATATCGAGTAACTAAAGATGGGGGCGTAGTTGTTTGGGTAGTTGGAGATAAAACGAATAAAGGATCCGAAACGGGTACTAGTTTTAAACAAGCATTATATTTCAAGGAAATAGGGTTTAATCTTCATGACACCATGATATATAGAAAATTAAATTATACACCGTTAACGCATAACAGGTACGAACAGGAATGGGAATACATGTTTGTTTTCAGTAAAGGTAAGCCTAAAACCTTCAACCCGATAAAAATACCTACTAAATACGGAGGTCAAGAAACGTGGGGGAAATCTTCTTATTATAAAACGGATGACGGAACGTTAACGGAAAGACCGAAAGTGGTAGTAAATGATATGAAAATAAAAGGGAATATATTTGAATACAGAACTGGAAGTACCCAAACAGGAAAGATTAAACATCCGGCCATGTTTCCGGAAAAATTAGCGGAAGATCATATTATTTCATGGTCAAACGAAGGGGATATTGTATTGGATCCGTTCATGGGTAGCGGTACAACTGCGAAAATGGCGAAATTAAACAATCGCAATTTTATCGGATTCGAAATAAGCGAGGAATATGTCGATATCGCTAACCAACGTATTAAAAACACGGAAACGGAGGCGATTTAATGGGCGTATCAATGCACGATAAAGAAGCGGGCGATCGTCGTTATTCCGCCAGGTATGCGCTAGACAACGCAAACGGTATCCGATTATTGCTCGCAAACTATAACGCGCTCAAGTCCCGCCAGTTTCTCGGAGACTATGACGCTACTATTATACTAATCGACCTAGAGACGGCAATCTCACGGGCAGGCTTGACGGATAGGCAGCGTCAGGCGTTACGGTTAGTTTTCGAAGAGGATTTAACGCAGGCAGAGGCGGGTAAAAGAGTCGGCGTAAGTCAGGACGTAATCAGCCGATTCATTTCGGTAGCATTAAAGAAAATAGCGGAAGTTTACGAGAATTGGGCGTGGCGTGACGAAGGGTA